CCTGGTTTTGGTAGTAGTGGGTTTTCAAAAAATGGAAAATTACCTTCAGTTAATTTAATTCTAAACATTTGGTTTCTTATGTTAAACAAAACATTAGCTGCAGCTCTAAATGGATTTTCATACGAAGGATCTTTCTCTCTTAATTTTCTAGTATTGTCATCAAACTTTGCTATGACACCATCTGATACACCAAACGGAACAAATCTTTCGGCTTCTAAATTAGATAGATCACTTTTTGTTAAACGTGTTGTGCTATCATAAAATTCTCTTCCTTTTAATCCTAATAGTTTTGCTGCATCGATGTCAGCTTTCATTTCTTTTCTAACACCAAACAAAGCTCTGTTTGCATTTAAGTATGCATCAACAACTTCATATGGTTCTATTGGACCACCTTTTAATGTTACACTTGTAAATAATTTTCTAGAATCACTTACACCATTATTGTAATCAAAGATTTTATATTGAATACTTTTAGCTGGATCTAGCTCTACTGCTCTAAATCCAAATAGTCCTGCAAACTCTGGACCAAATTCATAATCTTGACCATATTCATCGAATCTACCTTTTGTAATAACGTCTACCGGTTTTATAGATCTATCTATTCTTTTTAGTTGATTTAATGAGAACGGCATTTGTGCTTCAACTAAATGTTTCATAATTTTTGAAGCCTTAGTCCCTGGTAAATCTTCAGGGTTAAATACTTCAGAACCCGATCTTGTTCTACCACCTCTTGCAATAAGGTCTAATACTGCCTCAGTCCAGATAGATTCACTAATAAATGGTTCACCTATTTCTCTCATACCAATAAATGAACCTAATATAAAATCATCTATCATACCATCATTGTCTTTTTCTCCAGCGGCAACTTGATTAATTATAGATTGTATAGGTCTAATTAAAGTATCGTATGCATTAGCATGACTAAAATCTACGTATTTAAATTTACCAGTTTCCTTATCTTTTATGGGTATAATAGTAGAATTTTTAGACCAATCAGCTACATATCTTCTAATAGCCTGTACCTCATCATCAGTCACATCATATAATGTTTTACCTAATTCTACGGCACCCGCAGGAACAGCTGCAACAGTTGCACCAAAACCAAATAATCTTTGATACCCTATTCTTTGAAAAGGTTTAATGACTGTACCATCTGCTTTTGTAACTGTGCCGTTGATTTCACTCAAAGCTCTTCGAACAATATTTGTGCCAGTTCTTAATATCTCTGCAGGAAAAGATACAAAGTTTCCAATCGGTGCTTTTCTTAAACCTTGTATAAACTCTGATACATAATCATAGTTTGGTATATTATTTTTAACAATATCTGCTGCTTCTTCTTTTAAATATCTTTCAAAGTTTTTATTGTTTGGTCTAAACACTCTTTGCACGCCATTTCTATCTGTAAACATTTCTCCTACTTTTAAATTTCTAGCAAGTGCTGCACCTATTCTATCTTTTTCAACAGCAAAAGAATATATTTTCCAAAAGTCATCCTCAGCTGTATATAAATCTTGTGACACAGATTTTAATTTTGACAGAGGTTTTAACAATAATCTCATGCCTTTATCAGTTGTCATGGTAGAACCAAAGTTTACGTCTTCCATTAGTCTTGATAAATCTCCAAGTCTAACGTTTGAGTTTACAACACCAAGTTCTAATAGCTCTTCATAAAATTCATTTTGTTTTCTTGTGCCTTTTAATGGTGTTTGTAATGCTTGATATGCATTTTTAATCGCTTTTGCTTTTAATGGATTGAGTGGTAGTATTCCGTTTGCTGCTGCAAATGCTCCAGCACTTACAAAATTACGTAAGTGTGTTACCGGAGATAAAATTGTTTTTGCAATCTGTGATGTAGCCTTTGGATATAATACTAAATTACTGTAAACCTGCATAAGAAAACTAGGATCATTTACTTTAGTAGAAGTTTCTGCTAATGCATCTGCTACACCTGTTAAAGCATAACGAGGATTAAGTGGATCATTAAAAGGATTTATAACACCGGCTTGTAGTTTGTCACCAAGATCAACCTTTACCATTTTAATATCTGTTCCTAATGCATCAATTGCTTCTGATTCAGAATTATAAAATAAACCTCGTTTGCCACCAGCTTTTAATGCATCTGATTCTTTTATAAGATCATCAAAATAAACATTTCTTCTTGCTATTACAGATAATTTAGATGTGCCTGCTAAAATAGTTTGCATGGGGTTTTTAGTTTTACCCAATAAATTTTCAAACACTTCTCTGTCTGCTTGTTTAGTTATGTTTTCAATGCTAATTGTTTCTCTAGATTTAGCTACGTCATCTATGGACGTTTTTTTTAAAAAAAATTGAGGAACTTTAAATAAAGGCTCAGTTGGTCTATCCATTTTAAAACCACGAGGGAGTGATGCAGTATCAATTATTCTTTTAACATACCCTTGTGCTTGATCTCTAGTTATTGTTCTACCTTGTTGTTTAGCTGTAGTCATAAATAAATTTTCTGCTGCCTCAATTGCCTCTCTTGATGGTGTGTAAGATAAAAAAGGTAGAATAGATTTATTTTGAAATACTTCGTATGTTGAACCAAGATAGTTTTTAAATTTTGTACCAAATAATTTTTTAAATTCTTTTAATTCATTGTCCTCAAGTCTGCCACCTAATTTAGAAAACAAATCTTGCCATCTGTTTCTTATAGCGTTGATGTTAGCAAACAATTCTGTTTCTACTTCTGTTGCTTTTTTACCATCTAAATGTTTTCTAATAGTTTCCGATACTTTAAATTTTTTCTTTGTGGGATCTAGAAACTCAAACGTAACTTTACCTTGTTTATCAATTGAAGGTTTGCCAGTAAATAATAAATCATTCACTTCTTCTAAAAATATATTTCTATTTTTTGCAGACTGTGCATTAGCCACAGTTCGCCATGCAGGAAATACAGAATCAATTAATCTATCTGTATCTCTAGATATATTTTTAGCAACAATAGTATCTCCAGATCTTAAACCTTTTTCTGCTCTTTCTAATTTAAAAAACTCTTCTGTTTTTTTACCTCTTGCTCTTAGTGCACCACCAATCTTATCGTAAAACTTATCCAACAAATCATTGCTGTATTGTAGTTCATTACCTCTTTTTGCAAGATTTTTTATAATAGCACCAGTTCCACCAAGCACACCAGTGAACAAAGCACCTTCTGTTCCAAACTTTACTCTGTTTACAATATCTCTTAATGCTGCTTCTGATCCCTCTAAACCTTC